ATGAAAACATCCGAACTCTACTCGTCAGTCACCGAACGCATCATACAAGAACTGAAGGAAGGAGTCCCTATATGGGTGAAACCGTGGTCAGGCCAATCAAAAGGCGTAAGCCTTTTACCGGGGAATGTCGTCTCCGGCCGACCATACAGCGGCATCAATGTCCTCATCCTTTGGGCACATGCACTGGACAAGGGCTACCCCACCCACGGCTGGGCGACCTTCCAGCAGGCAAACCAAATCGGCGCAAGCGTCCGTAAGGGCGAAAAGGCCTCTCAGGTCGTTTTCGTAAAGCGGATGGAGAAGGAAGAAGACGGGGTTACGAAGAAAAGCACGATGCTGAAGACCTACCCGGTGTTCAACATCGCCCAGCTCGACAACGTGCCCCCTCATTACTCCGAACCGCCGCCGGCGCTGGAGGAAGAAGTCACCTATGACAACGCCCTTCAACTTGTGAAGGACGCCGGCATGAAGGTGACGCACGGCGGAAACACCGCCGCGTTCTATCCCTCCCGCGATGAAATCGTGATGCCCCCCTACGGAAGCTTCAAAACCGAAGTGGATTATTGGAATACGATGTGGCACGAGGGAATTCACTGGACCGGCGCAAAGAAACGCTTGGAAAGAACCTTCGGCAAGCGCTTTGGCGACAAAGCGTATAGCTTCGAGGAATTGGTGGCCGAGCTTGGTAGCGCGTTTATCTGCGCCAGGCTGGGAATTCAGGCAGGCTTTCGTTCAGCTTCCTATATCGACCACTGGCTGAAAATTCTCGAAGGTGACGATAAAGCCATCTTCACGGCCGCGAGCTATGCCAGCCAAGCTGCCAATTACATTTTTGAACAGTCCTTGGCGGTTCAGGATGATACACCGGCCGTTGAAAAACAGCCTGCAAACGACATGGCAGACGCCATACCTTACTAACGATAGAGGGGGCTTAGGCCCCCTCTAAATATGTGTCCATGTATGCCGGCGCCGAATATCCCTGACAGTCGGATGGGGCATATTGTGCAGCCTTGCAATCTCGCAATCAGGAACGCCCAATACGCTGAGTGCCCGTATCTGCTTCACTTTGCCGTCAGTATATTTGCTCACGCCGCATCGCTCTCCGCGGGGTTTCGTTCCGTGTCTAATAGAATCGGCGGAGTTTTCTGCGGGTGTGCCCCAATAAATGTTTTCAGGCACATTGTTTTTCCTGTCACCATCTTTATGGCAGGCATAATTTCGCCAAGCGGCTGGTTCGCCGTAAAATGCGTAAGCCACCAAACGATGCACGCCGACCTTCACAGGATTTTTGCCACGTGCTAGATTCACGCAGACGTATCCCCGGCTAATCCGGGTTGAAAGTACCTTTTTCCACTTAACGTGCCGCACGTTTCCGGCGCTGCTAACTTCATAGTTAGCGTGCGGTTCTGGCAATCGTCTCCATTCCAATATCTCAGCTTTCCTTACTTCGATTGTAGCGCAGCCGCGCCGCATCGGGAAGCTGTATGAACAGCGCAGCGCGCTAGCGAAGCCCCCACCGGGCGAACTTGTCCGTCTTGGACAGCCCCGGTGGAAACGCCGGGGTCTTTTTTATGGAGTACCCATGGACGTAAAGCTCAAACGCTCACTCTTCCCCGGTACGAAGGCTGAATATCTCGCGTGGATGGAAACACTCCCCCAAACCCTCGCGGAGAGCCTTTTGAACGAGGACGAGGTGACGATTGACGAAGCCTTTTCCATCAGCACCACGATCATCGCTTGTCTCCCTGCTCTTGAAGGGCGGCGCCAGGAAATGGTTTCACACTTCCTGAAAGAGCTGATGATGGTGATTCAACGAACCCTACACTGACGAAAACCCCGCTACGGCGGGGTTATTTATTTGAATAGCGCCTCGAAGAAGTAATGAAGAAAGAGGTATCCACCTCGGATAGCGACATAGGCATAGACGCCGGCGATTATCAAACCCCACCCGATGATGGAGGCAATTACATTCCACATCGCCGGTAAAGCCAAATGCCGGCGGCGACTAAAGCCCCAAAGGTCAAAATGGCCGCTGTGTTAGCCAGCAGCCCAATCAGAGAACTCAGCACCATCATGCCGAAGCAGATCGCAACAACGAGCCAGACGAGCCACATTATTTGGAAATCAACTGGCCTTTTTTCGCGTACCCATAAAGGGCAATCACGCTACCGATGAGGCTGACCAGGCTGCCGAGGAACGTTTGCGCGACTTGTGCGGCATCGCCTACAACATGATAGCCGAACAGCGCCAGAACTTGATTTACCGCACTGACAACGGCGTCCGGAGTAACGTCTACGCCGAAGAAAGAAAGTGCCGGAATTGCCGCGCCAACAGCAACCACGCCAAGGCCCGCCTTGGTTTTCTTCCCGTCCATGACTTTAGAAACTAGGTCTACGATTGCGCTCAGCAGCGCGCCAATTCCGAGGAGGTTCAATTCTTTACCCTTTGTTTGAGTGAAGCCTGAGTCCAACGTGGAATCTTGTCAAAGAATTTCGATTATCCGGTACGCATGAGGTGCGCGAGCTGCGTTGCCCTCACGCCGACTTGTCTGGCCCATTTGCTTTGGAGCATCTGCGCTGCGGCGCCTTCGAAGTCTGCGCTATCGATGCGTGCCAGCATGTTCTTGAAGCCAGCCAGACGAGTCCGACCGAGGTTCAGCGCCATATCGATGAGGACGGCCTTTCTGTTCGCGGATAGCGCCACAAACGACGGCACGACGGAAACGGCATCCCGCTCCGCATCTGCCAAGTCAGCATCGAGCATCATCATGGCTTCTTGCTTGGAGATTCCCTTGTCATCGAGATTACGGCCAACGCCGATCGTCAGCTTTCCGACTGTGTCGGGGTACGGCTTGAGCCTCAGCCCTTCGTGGCTGATAACAAGTTCGCGGACGATATCGCGGTAGCTCATCTACGGCGGGCAGTCGTTCCGATTTTCCTCTGGAGCAGGAGATCGAGGATCTGCGCCTGGCTAGCCTTCACATCCTTGAAGTCGGCGGCAATATCTTCCTTGAGAAGAATGATGTCGGTCTTCTTGACGTAGTTCTCCGACACGTGGAGACGGAACGAGGAGAACCGACGCTCCATATGCCAAACCCAACCAAACGCGCCAATGAATACAGTCGTAAAGGCCTCCCAGCCCCAATCAGCAAGTTTCTCGATCCAGTTTGGTGTCATTACTGAATACCCATGCAAGACACTCGACCGCTGTCACGGAAGGCCGAGGTATCATCAATGACGCGCAGAACATATCCATCTATGCGTGGTGGAAAGCTGTTATCGATGGATACAAAGACGCTATTCGTCAGTCTCATTGCCGTACACACGAGCGTATAGCTCGTATCCAGCGCCGGAGTGGAGAAGGACACGCCATATTGTCCGGACGCAATTCTGGTAATCGCCCCCGTATTGAAGCCCTTAATTAGCGCCGTTGTCGGGCTTCCAGTGAATGTTACGCTGTGAAAAATGGCGTTGCTACCCGCGTAACTTGTCGCGCTGACGGTTCCAAAGTAGGCGTGCCCCCAGCGCAGTGTCGGGGCGCCGATATTGTAAGCCAAATCCCCCGTCGGCTTGAAACCGCCAGTGGAATCCGCTGAATCAAACATAAAGTCATAACAAGCATTCAGGTACAGCGCCGCGAAACTATTGGAACGTAACGACCACTGCCCGCCGCAGAACATCATCGGTCCACCGATGGCGCCAAGCGCGGTCATGCTGATTACGTTGGTACCCGAGACAGTCGGAGCGGTCACCAACCCTGCGGCCAGCGTGGTGTAGCTGGCGTAAAAGCCGTTATGCGTGGTGGCAGAGATGATGAGACCGTTGGAAACATTTTGAACAGCGGTAGGGATACCCTGCACCGCGTACCAGCTCGGAGAATTGCTAAGACCCGTCAAAGCAGCGCCATCACCGTAGAACTTTGCAGCGCTCACGTTCCCCGTCACTGAGACGTTTGTGGCGCTAATCCCGGACATGACGATGGCAGCGCTATTGGAAACGGCCTGGAGAGGCGTAGGCACGTTCAGCACCGCGTAATAGCTGGGTGAGGAAGTACCCGCAGGGATGCCGGTGAGACCGGAGCCATCCCCCACCAAGGCTGTTGCCCGGAGCGTGCCTGATACGTTTGCTGTGCCGCTTACCTTCAGAGCATTGATCGCACCGGAAGCCGCATAAAGCTGGGTTGTACTGACGCGTGTATTAGAGACATCGGAATCGACATACGAATCCTGTGCGACCACGCCCACCGACGAGGTGAGCGCAAACAGGAGAGCAGCTAAAAGCTTCATGCAGGGAGGACTTCTCTTATGATTATCTGAGCCTTGGCGTTGCCACCAAGCAATCTCGCGCCGGCACTGTCGCCGTTGACGTAGAAGGTTTGGTCGTTATGCGGTCCCGCACGCAGCTTGTAGGTTCGTGCTGATGTGTTTCCCGCGGCTACCCGGAACGTCCAGCTCATTTGAGCCTTCTGGTTCGCGCCTGTTAGTTGCTCCATAGAAACCGAGCCGACTAAAGCGGATGCATCAGAGTCCTTAAATACCGCGGCGCCAAGGAACATCGTGCCGGTCGCCGAGCCAGTTAGGAGATAGGTAATTTCCAATACCGAGCTGGCATTGGCTGGAGTAATCGCCTTAGTGGCGACCTCTGTGCCTTCGGTGTTCTGGGGAACGGTATCGTCACATGGCATGGACGTGTCGCACACGACGACCGTATCGACCTCGCTCGAAACTTCTTGCCCGCCACCGCCTCCGGTGCCATCGCTGGCAATAATCCCGTCAACCTTTACCTCGCCGACGCTGTTACTGTAGACGAAATCATAGGTGCCGTTCGGGAGCTTGAATTGGACGAGCCCACGTTCGTCGGCGGTCAGGGGATTATCGAGTGGTGTGGCTTCATCATCCGCATAGGTCGACGCCAAGACAGCCGTCCCCTCTTCAAACACAGAAAGCTGCGCGCCTGGAGCGACTGCAAGAACCCCGCGAGAGTTCTTGTAGGTGAGAGTTTCTGCGAATTTTTGCATTAGTTCGCGACCGCTGTTCGCTTCGAACGAACCGTAATTTGTCCCGCGGCGATGTTTCCTGTGGAGAAGAAGAATTTGACGGCGTTGATGGGATCACCAGTAGCAACACCCGAAATGGTTCCGCCACCATTGACGACTGCCGTGCCACCTGTCGCGCCGTTCGAATGTGTAACAGCCCAAGTCATTCCCTTGAAGTGCGCGGTTGAGCCATTGTTGAAGAGATTAAATACGCCATTGAGGTGACTACCACCGCCGTTCCCGACACCACCGGAAACTTGGCTCACCTTTACTTCGGAGCTGATATAGGCGCCCTCGTTCGCGCCAGCAGCTGAGCCTCCCGTAGAAATTTCCGAGATGCTTTTTGCATAGAGATATCCGGAAACCCAATTTGCGCCATTGTCTTTCGACACCTGCGCATAGAGAACCGCAGCGTTGGTAACCGGACGCAGTCTCAGCAGCTCAAACTCGATAAGGTCGGCGGCAGGCAAATCTGTGATAACGATTGATGCCACAGCGGTCGGAACCGTCATAACGGTTGAAGGATTTACGCCCCTTATCGCCGGTGCGCCGGAAGCGCCTTCCGCAATGGCTAGCGGATTATCACGAAGTGCACGCGTGACGGATTGGGTAAGCGGCTTGTCCTGCGCAAGTGTGCCGTCAGCGAGAACAGTAAAAGTTGTCAATCAGCGAGCTTTCCCTCAGCAGATAATCATCTGCGGAAGGAATCTCGTCAACCTTCATGGTTCTGGAGCGAATCCTTTTGAAACATATAGGGTCATCTTTGGCCCCTTCCATCGTTCCAGTCGCTTACCGCTCCTCTTCACTTGTTCGGTTTGTTTTTTGACTGTCTCTTTGACAGCCTCTTCTGTGACGGAGGGACCATCATAAGCTTTGGAAAAGCTGCTTAATGGAATAACCGCGCGCCACGCATCACCCTGTGTCGTCGTTGCGGTAATTGACATTTCTTTGCTGGATTTAAGCGCATTCAGAAGTGACGCCTCATCGAAATCAATCATGCATCCGTTATTAAAGCAGATGACGAAATCACTCGTAAGTGGAGAGAATCCATCAATCGAGAGCTGGGGCTTTTTCGGCAGATAGAATTTCAGGGGAAGCGTGATCCGCAGAATTCGCTTCTTATCGTTGTTATCCTTCGGCTCGATCAAAACCGCACCGATCATGTTGCCTCCGGTGCTCAGTTTTCCATCCATCCCGACAAAGCAGGCTTTCTCGTTACAAAACTTTGACCAGCCCGAGAATGCGAGCGGAACGGTGAATTCTTCTGTCGTGGTGGACTTCGGAGGATCGCCAAGAAACACGTCGAAGTCCATCTTGTCTTGCTCACTGCCCCCCTTCGTTTTCAACGATACTAACTTGTTGGATTCGGCGGTCTTAAAGTTGGCCATTGAGAATTTTGCACTCAGAACACTGCCGTCCGACTTTATCATCTGGACGCTGAGCTCCTTCGCTTTTCGCATTTTCTCGGCGATTTTTAGGTCAACGATATTGGCTACGCACCCTTCTGATCTGCAGTGATGAAATTTGTAGACCGACTTATCATCGTCCATGACCAACCGTAGGCCGTGCACGAGTTGCAGGCCGAGCGGGGCAGCGATGCGAATGTAATCTTTCGAAGCGTCCGGTGTGGCCACCAATGCGACGGCGACATCAAGCTTTCCGCCAACTTCCGAGACGTGAGAGATCGTGACGCATCGGGTGGTGCTGGTTGTCTTAGCGCACTGTTTGACCCAGTCGGTCTGAATAGCCTCAGCTGCGAACGATGGGGAGGAAAAACCAATAAGCGCCGCTAAAAATGGTACGGACCTGAACATAATTCCCCCAATACAGATAAAGAATGGCGAGACTCTATACGATGTGCGGCCCTTGCGCCAAGTCGCTCATGAGTCCAGCGTCATTGCTGATGAACATATATGACCGGCGTTCAGTGTCGCTTGCTGCGGTCCAGTCGGGTGTAGCATCTGGGGCGATGAGAGCTGCACTACCCGAGGCGCTTTGCACCTGTAACGCCTTGTAGGCGTAGGTGCTGCCGACCACCATCTCCCGGCTTTCGGTGACCAAGTAGCGAATGCGCACCGGATTACCCGCAGTATCCTGAATGAGCCGGGATAGAACATCGACGTAATCGCCGGTCTTCAGGGTTGCGTCCTTTGCATCGAGATTGAAGGAGATTTGCCGCGGCGTCTCTTTGTACCGGGTAAGGAGCCGGGCACCGATTTCCGCGGCAAGCTGGTCGGTTGGCACCCAGCGGTTCAGGATTTCCCGCGCATTGCTGGTGCCGTAGGCGTTGAGGCTCTCCCCGGTCGTATCGACCTGAATAGAGACGCTGTTGAAGTTCTCCCGTTTCAGATCGGCAATCGGGGATTTCAGCAGATAGTAATTGATGACCTGGCTAACCCGTTCCTTTTGCTGGTCGGCAACAGCAAACGAGCCGGCGAGGATGTTGCTGGTTTCATCGAGCTGCATCGGCGGATCAGTGGGCAACGGAGGTGCCAACACCTTGAACTTGATCTCCGCGGCGATGTCATCCCACCACAGGATGCAGCCCGTGGCCTCAATAATCTCTTCGACGAGGTCTTTCACCCCAGTCGGGTCGGTGATGAGGACTGTGGACTGGAAGGTGGAAAGCCAAGTGTCGTTCTCCAGCGTCCAGTCAGCTAACGGGATGTAGGCCGGGTCGAGCGCCGCATAGGTCGTGAATAGATCATTCAGGATGTATGTGATGGATTGGGCGGTGTAGCGCAGGCACTGCTGCACTTTCGCCGCCTGGTCATGGGTATCCGCCGTGGTGCCGTCAGTAGCCCTTGTAAGGCCGTTTAAGGTGTCTCCGCTTTTGCTGGCATAGGTCATCACCTCATCATCGATGCGGATTGTGCCAGAAGCCGCGTAGGAGTTGCCTACCCCTGTTGGAATGAGTGTCAGTGAGGTTGCTAAGTCGGTGAGATCGGCATTCAGCAGCCCCGAGCTTTGTGCCGGAGCCTTTGCCTTTTCGGCATCAGCAAACCGCAACGCATCCTTGCCGTAGACCTTGACGACGCCGTTGGCGTCCGGCCCCTCCATCCGATCGATGAAGTAAGTACGGCTCTGGGAATAGATGACCCGGTTGTTATCGATATACCCAGTGCTGACCTTGAGCACCCGGTTTTCCATGTAGATGTTGCGTGCCCGCAGCTTGCCGAAGAAGGAACCCTGTACGCTGCCTCTGGTAGAGGCATAGGGATCTATGCCACGGTCATGGTGCGGGAAGTCTTTAAGCGTGACTGTGACCGACGCGCTGACCGAGAACCCCTTGGCATCGATTTGGGTGGGAGCGATATCCAGCCCGGTGATGCAGGGAAAGATGTTCTCCCCGATCGGGAGGTACGAGGATTCCTCTGTGAACCGATACGTCTTGGACGACTTCGCATAATTCGCGGTGTCCTGGCACGTCTTGTAGGTGTTGAAGCACTTCTGCGCACCAGTGACGCCAACAGCTGCGGTGCATGGAGATGTGCCGTAGACGTTGGCACAGGTATCGAGAACCAGCTCGACAATCGTAATCGGCTTGCGACCGACCTTTACGCGGAGATCATCGAAGCTCACTCAACGAGACCCTTGATCGGGATCGTCGTTCCCATGAAGCCGAAGTGGGTATGCGTCGGGGGCGGTATCGCCTCTTCAACCCAGCAGTAAGCGGCTTCAGTTGGGTAATCCTCGACATTGGGCATGAAGAAGAACGGCTTCTGCTCGATATGCTTGATAAGCGGCGTCCAGTATGTCCGCGTCCATAGATCGGTTGCATACTGCAGGATGAGGTCTGTCTTGATGCCCTTGGCAATCACGCTCCGGCCGAGGAACGCACCGCCATCAGAACGGCTGGTGACGAGCTGGGTATCGCGGGCGAGAACCGGAGGCGTCCAGCCGAGATACATTCCGTATTGCAGAGCAAGGTGTGTTCCGAACGACACGCACCCCAGACTGAAGACGCTGGAGCATGTGACGACGACGCGCCATTTGTCTGATGTTTTCGCAGCGAACACCTTCATCTGCGGCGAATTATCCGCAGGCGAGATCGCGGCGAAGCAGTTCTGGTACGCCAAGCCATCCCAATACTGGAGCTTGATGATGCCTGACAGGTTGAAGAGGTCTTGGTTGTAATAAGCGAAGTAATCCGCCGTAACGGGCTCTGCAAAGGTTGCATCGATGTTGGTGGTGCCCGTTCCAGTCGGCTTAAAGAAATCGAACGTGAGCCAGTCGTAGACGTTTGCTACCGGGAAATCCGCATCCTCAGTCGTCGCCACCACACTGCTTGCGGTCTCCAGATGGTTTTCGTAACCGATGCGGGCCTTGGAAGTGCCTGCGGAGATGGATGGGAGAACGATGAAGCCCATTACGCGAACGCAATTCTTGTGCCGTCACCCACGGCGTCGTTAATCTTTTCAATGAGCTTGCGGACGCTATTCTTCGACCAAATCTCCTGATCATCGCCCTGGAGATTGATGTATATCGACTTCGCGCCGATATCCGGCTTCTGCGAACCTGCGCTGCTGGCGTCCGATGAGATACCACCGCCTCCACCCCCGCCAGACGAAGACACCCCGCCACCTCCGCCGAACGAGGTTGAAGCGATAGCAGCGATGTTGGCGGCTTGAGCTGCAGCGGCAACACCGGCAAATGCAGCACCGAGGACGGGACCACCCAAAGACGTACCGAAACGGTAGGCATCGACTACTGATTGACGTGCAGCCAGCAGAGCGCGCGCCAGGGCAGCGGCTTTTTCAAGCTGGAAGAAGGTTCGATTGTGCTGGGCAGCCTGCTGGATGGAGTCGCGGAAGCCACGGCCCTGCTCCGTTAGCGATTTATCCTGAAGGGTCAGCTCGATACCGAGAAAACCTTCAGCAAAGGCTTGCTCATCACTCAGCAGCTCATCGCGGTACTGCTTACGGATTTCTGCCATGCGGGCCTGATAATCCAGCTCAACCTTGAGGGAGTTTTCCTTGAACTCCTCATCGGTTATCGCCTTTTTCTTGAGAGCCTTATCAAGCAAATCCTGCTCTTCCTCGTAACGCTTGTTCAGCGAGGCCATCGCTTGGGCGCTGTTGACCTTATTCGGATCGTCTTCGGTGATAAGGCCGGCATTCATGGACTGGACGCGGTTACGCAACTGCTCGCGCATATCTGCGGCTTTCTGGGCTGCGGCAGAAACTGCGGGCGCACTGCTCTTTCCAAGTGTGTAATTCGGATCAACGGAAGGCGGTGGCGTGGATGGCGTATAAGGCGCATTCAACACCTGACGACGGAGCTGGATGGTTTGAACCTTGTCTTGAATCTGATCCTCGCTGACGAAGAACTTGCCTTCTGCGCGCAGTTCCTTAAAGGCAAGTTGCCTGTCTCGGAAGTGGGTCAGGGTGTTTCCGATGGCTGATGCAGCCTTTGCGGCGACACTCACAATATCCCCGAGGTATTCCGCGAACGCCTTCAATCCCTCTATCGTTGCGGGATCGTTTAGCTGGGTTGTCAAATCCCGAACGGACTTCGTTACGCTGTCCAAGAACCCGTTATTTGCTACTTTCGTCTGAAGCTCGAAGAGCGCGTTGCCGAACCTGTTGAAAGCTGCCTGAGCGCCTTTAGATGCTTCCTCAGCTGCTCCGCCGAAGTCCTTACGCAGACCATCGCCCAGCTTGATGAGATCGCGGGTAGTGACTTGCCCATTCTCGATCATCTTGATGAACTCAGCATTCCCCTTGCCCATCGCTTTCGCGAACACCTGCATGGCACCAGGCAAGCTTTCCCCTAACTGCTGCTTCAGTTCCTCCATGCTGACGGTGCCCTTGCTGGCCATCTGCGAGAGAGCCACGAACACGAGTGAGGTACGCTCAGCCGACAAGCGCATTCCGGTTGCGGCTTCGCTTACTCCGGTGAAAATGTTTTTCGTTTCCTCGAATGTGAGGCCAGAACGCAGCGCCGACGCGGCAAAGCTGGCGAAGCCATCTGCGGTTGAACGAAAATCAAGACCGAGCCTTTCGGCTTCCTGCCTAACAAACTTCAGTGATGCGGCTGCAATCTCAGCGTTGCCGGTCGCAGCACCCATCTTCGCAGTGAGCTGCTGCATTTGAACGCCGGCATCGACCAAGCCCTTACCTAGGCGGAAGGCACCCCACACAGACACGAACGCCAGTACCTGCGTACGCAGGCGTCCAAGTACGTTGCTGACTGAGGCAACGCTCTGGTTGGTTTCGGTCTCGAAACGCTTGATTTGGCCTTGGGCCTTGACGATGGCAGCCGTGAAGCCGCTATCGGTAGCTTTAATCTCGACGAGAAGCGGATCGAAACTCAATGCCCTCGCTTTCTCTTGTCGTCCTCTCGCTTCATTGCGAGGTATTCGTTTCTTGTCATCGGCTCAGTAGTGCTGATGCCTTGGGAGAGCAAGTGGCCCTTCATGCCCGCAGTGTATTCGTAAAGCGTGCTGCCCCAGAACACTTCAGGCTGCCACTTCAGTATCCCCAGCGCGGAGGACATGATGTCCTCCCACGGCAGCGTGGTTAGACGGGGGCTGCCTCCTGCGGCTTTCCCAGCGTCACGCCTTGCATGGCTTGAGAAAGGAATTCGACCACAGGCATCATAACGGAACCGAGCCCGGTCTTGAGAATCGCTTCACCGACCTGGTCAAGGTTCAGCTCGGTATCTCCGAAACCGCGCAGACCGTGGAAGACGATAACGGCAGCCTGCTCGATACCAACATCACCACGACCCAGCTTCTCAATCAGCGGTACAAGGTTGGTCTTGAGGTCGCGTTCGATACCACGGATCGAAGCGAACGTGGCCCGCATGGTGCGGGTTTGTCCATCGAGGTCGATGCCAACCTCGTTGCGAAGAGCGTCAGCCATTAGGTGATCGTCACAGCGCTCGCGCTTTCGAGCGTAATGTTGTAGGTCATGGCGCCGTTGTAGGAGCCAGCTTCCTCGAAGGAAGCAATCATGAATATGCCCTCATAGGTCACCGTGTTGGTGCCAGGAATGGTGAGCTGGAACTTTCGGTGGACGTTGGTGGCAGCATCGGTGCGAAGTGCTTCGAGCGCTGCATCATCGACGTAGACGCCCTGCAGCTTGATGCTGACCGAGTTGACGCCTGCACCTTCCAGCAGTTGACGAACACCAGCGCTATCCGCGTTGGTGACATCGACCGGTTCGTTGGCAATGGTGAGGGTGATTTCACGTGCACCGCCGATAGCGGCAAAGATAGTTGTGCCCGTGTTGTATTTAATGAGGACTGCGCGTCCTTTTTGTGGAGCCACTTAGCGGACCCTTTCTTTATGGTTCATCGTGAGTCAAATTTTTCCTTCGTGCAACATCAAACAACGATCACTTCAATTTCGCCGATGGCTTGCCATGTTTTCCCATCGTCCTCCTGAAACATCGTGCTTGAACCTGAGTATTCGCACTTCACGAGTCCGGAGAGCGCGATATCGCCCTCTTTCCGGTCAAGCGCTTCGAGTGCTGCTTTGCGAATACCCAGCGCTTCCGTCACCGCGGGCTTCTGGCTGAACGCCTGGAGGCGCAGTGAGTGCGATTGGCCGCTGAAGTCATTTGCAGCGAAGGCTTCGCTGTCCACGCTGATAACCAGATATGGGAACGCCGCTTTCTGTTGGACATCGGTATAAACCCGATCGCCAACCAATGCCGCCAAGGCGGTATCAGCCTTCAGCGTAGCGATAACAGCCTCGATGAGTGCAAGAGCGCTATCCACGGCGCTGCGCTTTCCTCAGCGCCTCTGCTACGGCAGCCCTTATTCTCTCGCGAATGGCTTTCGTGTTGGCCTTCAGCGTTGGGTGTAGCCACGGACGAGCCCGCATGCGGCTAGTGCCATATTCGAGATACTTCCCATAATTGAGCTTGGTGCCGAAGAAAGCGGAGAGCTTGTTCGCAGCCACCTTGAAATACAGCGATGCCACGAGCTGACCGGTATCGGTCTTCGGAAACTCGCCAGGCGCTGATGCTTTATGGCTGACGGTGCGACGGCGATAGGTGCGACCGCTCCTCGCCCCACCCTGGATCTTCTTCTTGGCGTAGGCATCCATCTCAACAACGGAGACGGCGAGAGCGGTTCCGATACCACGGCGCGTATCAATGGGTAGCTGAGCCAGCCTGCGGATGATTTTGTCGGCGTTCCGGACAGCCACTCAAGACGGCTCCCCTTCGGTGCAGAGAAGCTGCTGATACCGCTTGCCTTCGGTCTTCATGTCGTCGGCGAGGTTTTTGACCGCCTTCACATTGTATATGCGCGTACCGAACTTGACGCGGAACTTGGAACCTTCGGTCGTATCAGCCAGGGAGGACTGGTAGCGGATGGTGATACGGGCATCGACCCGGCTTTGAAGCTGGGAGCTGATGAACATCTCCCTACCCGACATCGGCTCAATCACCGCCCAAAGGGTCAGGGCATCCGCCCACGATTCCACCCAGCCGCCTGCGTTGTCGGCAACAAGGGTTTTGGTTTGAACGATGATGCGGTTATTGGCGTTGGAGCCAAAATCCTCGCCACACTTGCAAGCTACCATGCACCGAACGCCTCCGCTGCGCAGAACGGCGCCAGAAGCGATTTGCAGCCCTCGGGTAGGTCACTGCATTGCTTGCTGTAAAACATCGAATAAACGTATTGCAGGATGGCCTGCTTGATGGGTTCGGGCACATCCGCTGCGTCATCGCCGTATCCGTTGATGGTGACGACCTCGACCGCCGCGGCTTCACGTAAATCCGACGGCCACATGAAACCGTCGTTCAGCAGGACGCGGCTACCAGATGTATCGAGGGTGTATGTCTCAGCGCAACAGTGGCTTGGGTATTGGAAGCGTCGGTGGTTTTGACGGAGGCGATGGACTGAATTGGCTGGCGGGGAAGCTGGATTGGGCGTTGAGCCGAAAGGCCCAGCATATATTCGAGTTCATCCCAGTCTTCATCGCAAGGAAACCGATCGAGAGCCAGCTTCCATGTTTGTGTAATGAAGGCCCGCTTCGTGTATTCCTCACAGGCGCGGCGGGCGGTCGCGATCAGTGAGGTAATCAGGGCGTCGTCCTCGCTACCATCGACCCGGAGAAAGGTCTTGGCATCCGACAACGCAACCGGCTCAGTGGCCGGCGCGCTGACGAGAACGGGCGAACGGCGGTTCAACTTAGACGGCCTTGTTCTCCGCGACCTTCTCGACCTTGTTCTTAGTGGGCTTGTCAGCCTTCTCCGCGACCTTCTCGGTCACGTACTCAGCAACCTTGTCGGTCTCGACGAAGTCCTTAGCCAGAGATTCCGGCACATCGTATTCTTCGCCTTCCGCATAGTGCTTTACGGAGTGCCCGTCGGGCGAACCGCGGCTGTTGCGGGTCATTTTGATTGCGACCATTGCAGTATCTTTCATTTAAAATTGGAGGGCGGTGTTACCCGCCCCGTTTTAGTTGGCAGGAGCCGGACGAACGGCGGGACGGCCAAGGATGGCGGTCGCACCGATGGTGGCACCCGTGGTGACGCCAGCGCTCACGATGGACAGGCGCACGTAGCGCTTGTGACCGCGATAACCGATGCGCTTCACGGTGTTGGCAGCACCGATCGCCGCAGCAGACTCCAGGCCGAGCAGATCTTCATCCGCAACGGCGTTGGAGCCGGACAGGCCGGAGTCGTCACTTTCCTCAAGCAGAGGGGTGTAGGTGCCGTCCGTCCATGCGCCGGACTGCATCAGGAATTCCAGCGCCTCATAACCGAGGGTGTCGATGATGACACCCGCAGTTGTGGTGCTGGAGGCAATCGCAGCAGTGTTCTTCGCCACTTTGGCGAGGATGTCACTGTGCATATCAAAGGAAGCCATTGTGTTGGACTTTCGTTGTTTATCTTAGCTGGTCGCGAACTTCATGAGCTTCAGAGCATCGAAGTTGGTCACCGCACCACCTACTCGTTTCGTGGTGTAGAACTTCACGCGGCCCTTGCTGGTGTAGGGGTCACGTTGAACGCTCACACCGACACGATCGAGGATGGTGTAGCTCTTGCTCATGTTGCCGTAGGCAATCGACAGGGAGCCGGAGGTGATGGTCGGCATGTCGGACATCAGCACGACGGGCTTCTCCAGCAAGCTCATCACCGCACCGAGCACCTGACCTTGTGGGCCAGTCGCGGGCTGAAGATTCAGGAACCGGTACATATCGGTGCCCTTGATCTTCATGATCTTGGTGAGGACGGAGCGGTTCATGCTCCAGTTGGCACCATTTTGATAACCTTCGAGCAACGCGCCCTGCAGGTCGATCAGGTTTTCCGGGGTGACATCAGAGGTGCTGCCAGAGAGCAGCTGCTCGATCTTGCCACGCTCATAGACGCCGGCGTTGGACCATGCACCGTAGGTCAGGAAGCCACGGGGCTTCAGCGGACCAGTGCCGTTGACGAACGCTGCGTTCTCCATGCGGCTGAACTTGTCGGACACCTTGCCAGCGAGCCAGGGTTCCAGATCAAGCGCGGAGTCCTGCAGATCCTCGACAGTGACGCGGGGTTCAGCTTCCATCTTTCGGGCGACGATTTCGATCTGGCCGGTTTCCGGGGTATCGGTTTCACCCTGAGAGGTGCCCTCACCCTCCCAGCGACCATCGGCTTCGTCATCGTCGATATCGACGGTGACGGACTTAAGCGCGGTCGGACGCACAGTCGCCAGCTTGCGCATGGGCGACGTTTCGAAGATACGGCCATTGATCATGCCAAGGGTGCCGACCGGAACGAGATAACCGCCATTCGGGTTGTCATCCGTAGACATGGCTTTCTGCTCGTCGGCATTCAGTTTCAGGAACGCCTTGTCGCCGCCTTGCAGATAGGTGGTGAGCGCCTTCTTCTCCATGGCGCGGGTCGCCTTGGCTGCATCGCTGCCGTCAGTGACGGAAACGCGCTGCATTGCGGCCTCGAGCTTTTGTTGCTGGGTTTGGACGCTTTCAAGCTTGATGCCGATATCATCGGCCAGCTTGTCAATCATCGCCTGGGCGGCTGCGCCACCAGTCGTTTTGTTGACTTCGTGAGCATTCTTCAGCTCATCGAAGCCCTTGGTGATGAGGCCTACCGACTCGGTAAGCTTCTCAATTGCTTGTGTGTGGTCCACTTGGGAGTGACTTTCTTAATTGGTCTAGTGCGCCTTGCAGCGCGTCCAGTGCCAATGCAGCGTCACCACCCTCGCGGCGGGTCTCGAATGCACGGTAGCCTTTGGAGGCGATTAGTTTCGCGTCCTCTTGGCTGTATCCTGCCTCTCGCAGAAATCTTTCAAAGTCCCGGATGCTCTCCGGTGCGGACTTAACCGCTGAAATGGTCGCCTTCTCGTTGGCGGGGAACGTCACAACAGAAACTTCGTAGAGGCGCACCTTCTTGATGTGCACGACCTCGGTATCTCGATTGTATTCGTGGATGAGGGTCTTGAAGCCGATGGAGAGACCGCTCAGTGCGCCTTGCTTCAGAAGCTCGTAGGTTTCAAATGCGGCCTGTACCTTTAGGTTGAGCTTGCCGCGAACATAAAGGCCCTTTTCGTCTTCGCGGGCTTCTAAGTAGATACCACCAACCATCCAGGACGAGTGCTGGAGCAGAAGCTTGGGTAGCCCGTGCTTTTTCAAGCTCTCGGCAAACGCGCCCTTCTCTACAATCTCGCCGTAGGAATCTTCGTTTCCGAATACCGATCCGTAGCCTTCAAACTCGCCGCTGTCGGCATCACCGATTGCCTTAAACTCGGCAGCGAACTCGATATGCTTCTTATTCAGCGTCACTCATCGAAACTTTCTCTTCACTCATTAGACTCACAACCTGATTCACCGCGCAAGAAATTATTGAACGACCTCATATGCGAGGACGCAGCGACAGTTGATGCAGTTGGCTGCACCACCACGCGGATCACCTGGACGCGACATCGCAACACCGCCCACGTTGAAGTCAGCATCCATCGCGATAGCGGGATGGCTAGCCATGGCAGCATGAGATACGCGGGAGCGTCCATCCTGCACGGGCACCCACTTTTTGTTCAGCGCTATCCCATCTTCACGGGCGACTGCGTTGGCACCCTCGACACTGGCGAACATCATCGCGTTGTGGGTTTCGGTGCGGGCGATGGTCTCGGCCCGCGGCGCGCTCAGGTCTCTCGCCTTCAGCAGCTCGGTTGCGACAGCGACGGGGTTGAACTCGACATCGTGAGCCAATGCCACATCAATAATCGTCTGTATATCAGCGCGGGTGGTTTCCGCGGTCTCCTTTGCCGCCTGTAAGCCGTACTCAGCCATCCATTTACGGATGAGGTACAGCCACAGCTTATCCCAATCGGTTTTGACCTGCAGCGCCCTCACCTGCTTCAATGTCTCGACCAGGGCGATGCGTATGGCGATGCCCTGGTACTTTACCGCAATCGCGGTCATGGCGGCGCGGTGATAATCGAACAGCTTGTCTTCGAGACGTTGGGTACTTGGGAAGACGGTGGAGGCTTCGGTGATGTAGCGGTTTTTCTCGTCGAAGACCTCGGCAGCATACGGCCCTTCGACCGACTGCATCAGCGCTTCCCAGCGTGACTTCTCAATGGCAGCTTTGATGCTCATTCAATCGGAGGAGTGGCGATAAAGCCGCAGAAGCATAGCCAACCCCAACCAGTCTTTTCCCGGTAAGCTAAAACAGCAGAGCCAATGAAGCACACGGCTGCAACCACACATCTCGCAATACGAACCTCGTCCATATCCTCACTTTCTGTTGTTAAACACCGAACTGCTCCGCAAGCACCTTGGTCACTTCCTCATCGGTGTAGCCGCAGGACTTCAACGCTTTCCCAATATCAGCGGGCGCGATCGGTGCAGCGGGCTTGTCGTTGATATGATCGAGCGTCTTCATCGTGCCGGCCACGAGCAGCGAACCAGCAGGCCCACCCACTTCCTCGAAGCCGCATTCTGCACGGGCTTCATCAGGCGTAATCAAGGTATCCTTGACCGCCTGCCCCATCCGCTTGAACAAACGCTCTCTACGGGCCTCCAGTGCAGGCACACTATCGGAATTGTAGGCAAGCACTTCCTTCGCATCGCTGGTCTTGCCGTACAGCGGGAGCAGGAAGTTGGTCAGCGACCCCATGATGAGGTTCAGCAGTGGCAGGATGGTATCGACCCATAGCCGTTCCTCGGCGGCTTCCATGTTCGAGAACGTGGAGGCTTCCATGGTGACGAGAGGCAACGGCACACCGAGCACGAGGGCGGTGTTTTTTGCCGCCTCGCCCATGCTCTTCTCGAAATCCATGTCCTTAGGCGTATGAGAGAGTGCAGTGAACTTGGCGCCTCCGGTGAGAATAGGCACGTTGCCGGCGTTCTTGACGCCCTGCCAAGCCTTCTTGAAGAACTCACGCAGCTGCGACAGGGTAGCCTCGGTCGGTGAAACCTTATCAAATTCAACGATACCGGACGGACGCGCGCCGTTCAGCAACAGGTTGGAATTCCATTGCGCGCCGTGATTATGGGTATCCACAGCACGGGCAGCGGCTTTCATGGGAGGAAGGCCACGGAACGGATCGGACGGGTTGAAGGTCTTGATATGCAAGACCTGGCTTTCCCCGGTGACGACGTTGACCGGGAAGCGCTTCCGCTTCTCACCAGTGCCGTACAGGTAAGCCAGTGGAACAGCGCTGCCGTTCTTGTCCTTCTCGATATCCATGGATGACGGGTCGAGCAGATACAGCTCCGCAGCAGGCCCCTTCTCCGGGAGACGCAGTATAAAGGCTTCGCCCGCAATCCGGTGCCAAGCGACCAGTTCCTGGATGAAATCGGTCCAGGACTGTGTCGGATTGGGTCTGGCCAGCAGATCCAGTAGGCGGTGTTTATTGAGAACGGTGCGATTGCCATCAGCAGCCACCTTGTGGACTTCGAGCTTTACGCTGGAGCATGCTTCCGCAATCCGGGAGATGCAGGCGTAGACGATGGGGTTCTGCTCATACCCCTCGTCTGAATATGTCTTGATGGTGCGGGTGACGCCACTGGAGAGACCGGTGACGAAGAACGCGTTGGAGCCCGGTGCAGGCAACGCCTTCTTGCGGAACGGACTCCAGAATTTCAAACTACAATAGCAATCCTTGCGGTTCAGGCGCCCGGTTCCTCTTCGCGTACACGGCCAGGGCAAGTGCCATCACACAATCGTCGTGCTGGCCTTCCGGTGCGGTGTAGCGAACGCCGGTTCGGGTGTATTCGTACTCAAAGCTTTCCAACTCGGAGACGATTACGCCTTCGGGATATTGAATCTCATTCTGCTGGATGGCAACTGCTAATCCTTCCATCAGCATTTGCTTGCTTTGCTGGGTAAACTTGTAGCCGATGAAGTTGTCCGCATTGGTTTGCAGCTCTTCAACGATTGGATCGCCGACACCCGTGCTGTCCACCGCGGTTGTGGTGCTACCGCAGATCAGGCGCAGGCGCTGGATGGTCGGCTTCCATGGCAACTGGAATCTGTGGTGCTCAGCGGTGCATCCGTCCTCATCGAGACCATGGATCACGGTCCAGTCGATGGACTTGGCAAGGTCAGAGCCGTAGCAGACAGGCGCCTTGTTGCTTATCGGAGCAATGTTTGACCGGATGTATTTGATACCGAACGGGTTGCCACCGTCATCGGATGGCTCGCAGAGATACAGCTCACGGAATACTGCATCAGGCAGCGCGCGCCTTGCATCGTCTAACTCCTCCTGGGGGAAGACGCCAGCCGCGACCGCGTCGGTTGCGATAATCTTGTGGTAGACGTGCCCCTCTTCACCGCCCTCTGCTTTACGGCAGCCGAGATAGAACCAGTTTTTACGGCCTTTCACGTTCCCGATGATACGGATGGGGCCGCGAGTGGCGGTAAGCGTTGAACGGACGGCGTGGAAAGCCTCAACACGCATCCGGGAGGCTTCATCCATCACCGCCGCCCAGACATCCTCACCAAACAGGTTGTCCGGCTTCTCCCCCGACTTAAAGGAAATGATGGCGCCGTTGGGAATGATGGTGATGGTCTGTTCGGTGTCGTTGCAGCGGATAAGCGCGTGAGGCAGTCCGCGCTTCATCCGGCCATAAGCAATCTTCGCCTGGGCGAATACCGGAGCCACCCACCAAAACTGGCGACCGGGTTTGCCGTAGAGCAGCGCCTGCTCAAACAGCCAGGCCATGCACGAGACGGTTTTTCCGCTCTTGGTGCTGCCTTCAATCCATGAATACCGGGAGTCGTTGAAAAACGCCGCAGACTGCTTGGCGTAAAGTTTAGGCCGGACGTAGGTGTATTCCACTCACGGCTTAGCCGTTATCGATTTTGAGTGTGAAGGTGTGGGCTATGGGCGTTTCGCCGCCTTCGATCTTATCGGCGACCTTGCCCCACCCGCGTTCGACAATGAACTGAGCCCACGCCTTATCACCCTGCAAAGCCTGCAGCAGGCCTACGATGAAGACAGCATCGATCGCCTTCCGCTCTTCGCCACACTGCGATCGGATAGCGTCAGCTATTGGCTTGGGAAGTTCGGTGTCACCATCCAACAGAGCACGAACGCGGGCTTCGAGATTGGGAATGCCAGGCGGGCGTCCGGCTTCATTCCCGGATTTGCCCTTCACAAACGGCTTGCCAACCGGCATCCCGTCCGATCGTCTCGCCACTGATTTTCCGCTGCTCACCCGCTGATTATGCTCACAACTGCGCCTCACGTGACAACTCTTACTTCATTTTACCTCGTGACTTCACCAGCTTCTTAGACATTGCAGCAATCTTTTTGCCGCGCCCTCCGAACCACTCCGCAAGCGCGTGCTCGTAAAGCGTAAATGCGGTGAGAAGTGCGGTTCTGCTGACACTCGCGTGCGTGCCCAAATTTCCGACGTGTCGCAGTGCGTTGAATATATCGGACAGGTCTTTCCCATTGGCGTTCTCAAACAGCTTAATTCTTTGAGCCAACGGGAGACTGATACGTCTGCCTGTCTTGTTAAACTTCTTTATTCCAACCTCATCGAGCCCACGCTCCAAGCTCGTGCGCAGCCTGTTTGCCGACGCGTTCAAATCGCTCCAGAACAAGGCAAACGCCTGCTCAAGCTCCTTCCGCACTGAGTCTGGTAGCTCATTTGGCAGTTCGATGATGTACGGCGCCGGAAACATGCTTCGAGGCCGTAGGTTCGAAACCCAAGCCTGACCAAATTCCTCGTCATACTCTTCCTCAACGACTGTATCCCCGCTGACCACAACCAGTTCGCCACAGGTGCTAGCGGAGCACTCCATCAACAATGTAAATCGTTCCTCGACCCAACTAGGGTCCCAATCTTCATGAGACCTAGCTCGCTTTGAAAGCTGAGATTGAACAAGCTTTCTACTATCTTTCACTTGGCTCAACGTGCCTTGATGGCAAGTTGGGCAGCTAAATGGCGGGATTGAAGTCTGTCCAAAGGTCTCAGTCCAGTAAGTGATGTTGACTGTCATTGAAATTCCAATCGAAGCTATTTCATCGACGCGAGTTCGAGCCGCACTTATGCCAAGTAAGATCGTTGTTCGGCTCAGACTTCTTGCCGTAACACATCCCAGCCTTCTCCATCTCTGGGCCTAAAACCTCATCGCGGAATGCACACGAGACTTCTTGCTTCTTGCCAGGGTAACTTCCCCTGCACATGGAATTCGCGACATACCAAGCGGTGACTTCGCTTTTCATTTCATCTCTTTGCGGAGCAGCGACCGCTGGATAGATCGCCGCAATGAATAGGCCAGCCATAACAATTCTCATCATAACCTCACTACGTGAACTTCATAATTTCAATAACTTATCCCACCTTCACAGCCGCCCGCAATTGGCGCATGATTCCTGCACGCCAAAAGGCGGATATAAATCAACGAGAAGATACTAGGATGGCATTGTTTATCGCAGTTAGCGCGCTGATTGTCGGCGTAGCCAATATGAGCTTCCAACAAGGGCAAGCTAACCCGGACGCGAAGAGCTTTTTCCAAAGCAACGCGCATATCGTCCAGGATAACTCCAGCATCGACTAAGGTGCAGGATTATCAAAGGCCCCGGTATGGGGCCTTTTTCGTTGAGGACGGCGGTTAGGACAAACGGCCAAAGATGACCCTGGCGCCCTCTCCTTGACCCTGTTGTTGGACACAGTGGCCTGGTCCATGCGAACGGCCCTTCAGCTCCGATCGCTAGCCTAAACCGGGGTGAATACCTGGGCCGTTTCCCGATGTCGGACTTCCCCGTGCGGTGTAACCGCGTGGACGAGGCCTCGAACTATGACCGAGAAGCCTCGATAATTCCATAGAATGTTCTGGTTATTGGGTGCGTGGATCGCTTGCGGGGCTATTACCGCATGGTAGGTTCGAGACGGGTCTGGGGAATTTCATAAATGAATAGTGACAGCGGTTCTGGCGCCGATTTTAAAGCCGAGCGTCCAAATACAATTTATCAAGAAGAGAAAAGTCGCTTCCTTCCAATTCTCGCCGGCCTCGTAGCGGTCGTCGCCGCGGTTGGCTACGGCGGATATTATTTCTATACCAACTCAGAAGCCTTCAATCCCTACAAAAAAGTCTATGAGCGCCTGGGGATTAGTATCCCACGAGAGTTCGAAAGATTTGGACAAGCAGCTCGCTATCTTGACCAGGTGAAGCGTGAACCATGTGACAGTGTTGCATTTACTTCGCTGACCGAGCTCATGGAAAAAGCTGGATTTCCACGCGAAAGCGCCATGAGTCTTGAGGCGTTTAGCAATGAGTGCACTCAATCCGATGAGATGCTGCGATCGGCTTTCAACGCTTACACAAGGGTTGGCGACCACAAGGCTGCCATTCGAGTCGCCGACGCCCTTGTAAAGTACGATACCGCCAGCAAAGACTATCGCTTCTGGCGCGGACAAGCGCATGAACGCGCGAAGGAATACAAGGCAGCACTCGCCGATTACATGAGCTCATTGCAACTCTTTCCTGACCTATCAAATGTTGCCTTGTCTCAATTTTATTACGTCTCGTTGATGTACGATAAAATTGGAAAATCCTGCGAGGCGATTGCTCCGCTTGAAACTTATCTCTCATTTAATGTGCAGAAGAGACAGACCGCGCAGATTTCTCAATTGATCTCAGAGTATTCGCGCAAGGGTAGCTGCGCAGCAACTTACGCCAACGGATCTGCTCGCATAATCATTCCGCCGAATAACCGCATTGACGTAATGATCAATGGCTCGCCCGCCCGAATGATCCTAGACACCGGAGCTACGTCAATAGCAATAACGCCGGAAATGGCTGCAAGGGCTAGGATCGCTCCCGACTCTTCTAACCTTGTTGAGGTAAAGGTCGTCGGAGGCTTGATGCAGCAAGCGACAGGCTATGCCCAATCCGTAAAGGTTGGAGATGCTACGGCTGCGAACGTTCCACTTTTAATCGCGGTAGGCAGTAAGGACGCTTTTGGTTCCGAAACAGACGGCTTACTGGGTATGAGCTTCCTGTCCCGATATAGCCTTACACTTTCATCAGGTCTGCTCGAACTAAAGCAGAAAGCCCGGAACTAGTTGTCAATTGGTCATCGCGAAAAAAACGCGATGCAAGCCAAAGAAATTGGCGTGGCTAGGATGGCTAAAACCATCAACACGAACCCTAAACCTTTTCCAAAGGCATTGGTGACGTGTTCCGACTGAGCGAGGATATAAGCCTGCCCGAATCTTGGACGCAGCTTCTCGCCCGCCAACAAAGGCGGTTTTTTGCTACTAGCCATCTTAAAAACCCTTTGGGTTAGCTACCCAAGTTGTTGCGCTTTTGTCCTAGGTTCGTTCTTACCCAACTCGCTCTACCAATTAGTTAGAGTCGAACCCTACCGCTCACTGTGAAGACTCTTGCGCATTACGTGACTCCAAATCAACCAACGTTTCGCTAACTGGCGCGTTCCTTGTACCTAGGATTATATTCCGTCTTCTTTATGGCGGGCACAGCTGTGTTCCTGAGTCGTGCAACTAATTGCAAGACCCGCTTGCAGCCACGTTAAATGGCTGCTCCCGGCGTTAAGTGCGCTTGGATTTTCTATTTAGCGCTGGCGAGCGTCTGGGCGGCATCCAAATCACTTTGATAATAGTTTTTGCCGCATTCCGCGTTGTAGGCGTTCACATCTGAATTGTGACTGCTAACCCCGGCATTGAAAGTAAGCCCTGCGGCCTTGCCTCTCTGCACAAGCTGATTATGCCGATCGACCAGCACGTTAAATGCATCCACGCTGCGCTGGCTTCTCGTGTCTACGACACTCTCGGCGGCATTCACCTGCAGTTTGGAAGTATTGATGGAGGAGGACCAGGCATCAATCTTGATGCGTTCAGCATCGATACGCGTGCTGTCGTCGTCCAGCTTTCCTGCCGTCCTGATGCACTGAGCAAGCTGGGAAACAGTTAGCACGTCTGGGCCGTAGGTCTTAATGCCACCAGACGATGAAGATCCGGCGCCAGCAGCTGCTCTGCCCGCCCCTCTGGCAACTAATGAACCGAGAAACTTTCCGCCGCCACGGGCTTCTGCTGCAATCGAGAACAAGGACGAGCCAATAACAATCGAAACGAGCAATTTCCGCGACATAATAGAGCCCCTGCCAAAGGTTCACGTATCCAATTCAGGCAGCCTATATCAATCCGTGACGCCCGATAAGGCACTCCGGAACACCCGCCTCACAAATTCATCATTGAATGCAGACGGCCTCCCGTGCGTTTTGGCTAAGAAACCCTCCGGTGCGTGAAGCGGGATCGATGAAAGCTGTGCCCTGGCTGCACCAAACAAACGAGGCCGCTGGAGGTTTTCCTCAAACAGCAGCCTCGCCTTAGCTTTAGCAAACGCCTTCTCGAATTCGCCGAGAGGTTTGAATGGGTCGCTGACTATCTTCATCAGACGACCCTACCCGTTACGCCCTACCCTCACAGAACAGCTTTTCACGCCGTGCTTCTGCTCGGGTGAGGAACAGTCTGCTTGCGCGTGAGAACTTGCGCTTAACTGCGGTCCAGTCCTTCTGCATCACTTCAACGACGGTCTTCTTGATAAGCCGCCCGGTGACACGCTGCCGGAACACGTGGAAGCGCCTGTCACCTTTATCGGTCTTGGTACGCCCGACAAAGAATTTGGCGGGGGTGGTTGTCTTGCTCATGAGTTTTTTCCTCATTGTTGCTTGTTTATGGGTGTGTTTGCGCTTGGGGCGCGAACCTGATTATTTATTCAACTCAGCAGTTAGATGGCCGACAAACTGAAGCCAAATATTGTCGAACCACCAGTCAAAGCCTTCTGCTCTACGCGATTTATTGCGCCCGCGGCTTTCCTCATAGCTCACGAACTTCTCCATGAGATATTGCTTCTCTGTGAGGTCGGCGCAAAACGCGACAATATCCTCAGTATGAAAGCGATGCGCATATGGTCCATAAGACCCTTCAACGAGAACCTGGCCAGTATCGATATCGAGCGTGATGAGGCAAAGGTCACCACAAGAATAGACCTCCCAGGTTTTTCTGTTTCGAATGACGGGGTTTACGTAGTTTCGAGTGGTGTCGTTCAAATTCCTCTCTTTCTCTTAGTTGATGATTGCATGGGCGAGCACAGCGCTCATTCCCAGCCAGCCTGCTTGAGCGCAGGCTCCTACAAACAGTAATCGCTTAATGGTCATGGTCTTTTTCTCCTGTTGTTTATAGTCATGCTGAGTCACGTGCAGAATCTCGTCAACTGATTTTACACTTGCCACGCATGTTTTCCTGACTCATGATTCTTTCACAACAGAAAGAAGTGACGTGTTCAAATCGGAGAACCTTAAAGAACTGCCCGCCGCGCTTATAAAACTGCAGGCCGACCTGAAGCCCATCCACAAGGATACAGATGGTGCGCGTGGCAAATATGCATCGCTAACCACAGTGATGAGTGTGGTACGACCAATTCTTGAGAAGCACGGCTTCTCTCTAGTTCAGACAACTATGGGTCAAGGCCACGGAGCCGCGCTACAAACCGTTTTGATGTATTCAAACGGGGAATACATCAGCAGCACAATTGATGTACCTGTAGCCAAGCCCAATGACCCTCAAGCTTATGGCTCTGCCCTCACCTATGGTCGGCGGTACTCCATCATGGCGCTGCTCGGCCTCGTCACCGAAGATGACGACGCACAATCGGCGACCACCACGCTTGAAGATCGATGCGCAGACATTTTTTCCGCGCAGACGCTCGAAGACCTCCGAACTGCTGACATAAAGCATTCAACAGCAGCAGCGCTCACCAAGACCGAGAAATGGACGATCCGGGCTTGTGTGAAGGCGATGAGTGAGAGTTTGGGGCAGAGCGCATGACACGCGCGCGCGCCCAACAAATACAGATCCTTCTAACAGAGCGCCTTTATCCGGATATTCGATCGGTGCTTGAAGAGACAAAAGCCCTGACAGGATTAGTGACCAATGCGCAGGTCACTGCATTTGCGCTCCGCGACCTAAGAAATAGATTAGCTCGGGAAATGAAGGTGGGAAGAACGGAGAAAAGAGAAACAATGAGAAAGCGAGGGAATGACTTATAGACCACCATACCAGCTTCGTCCGGTGAAGCCGCTGACCAAGGATGAAATTTTAGCGATCGCCAAACGACGCGGTAGCTTCACAACAAGCTTCCGATATCGAGACCAGAAAGTGGACTCAAAATGCCGCGAGTTGGTTGGGCAAGGCAAATTGAAGCGCAGCCCCTACTTTCATAAGTTTGATAACCGAGAGTATTTGTTCGTAAAGCCAGCACTTGAAGAGTAAGCCGCCCAAAATGCTCTACGTGCCCATCTTGGGCATTTCCCTGCCGCGTGAGAACAAACCCCATATGCGACTGCTCCACACGCTCACGTGCAGCGTGACCGGCGCACGGTGCGATGAAGTCCACCACCCGAAGGGATTGGCTTGGGGTTGCGGTATGGGAATGAAGGCGCCGGATGAAACGGCAATTCCGCTCAGCAAGCGAGTCCACGACGAATTTCACCGCGGAGGCGTCAAAAGCTGGGAAGCGAAGTACGGTTCGCACCTGCAGCATCTTCAAAAGACCCGGCAGAAGCTCGGTTTGGCCCATTATAAAGGGGTTTAGCGGGGACAGAGGAACAAATCGGGCACAATAACCTTGTGTGGAACCCACAACCGGGAGATACAATGAGGCTGTTCCACAACAGCTGATTCGCACCTTTAGTTCGGAAAACGAGTAATGGCAAAGAATTCAAGCAAACCTACCGGGACCTCCCGAATCAAGTTCATCATGGTCGAAGCAGAAATTGCTGACGACCAGATTCAGTCAGTGACTCAGGCAATCACCAGCGCTCTTCGCGGGCCAAGTCCAGTTGCAGCAATAAAGCGCATCGCGGCACCATCGAATGGTGCGGCCGAGCATCAGGAAGTCGAAGCTGAGTTCGAAGACGTAGCCGATGAGGAAGAAACTGCTTCCAGTCCGGTTGCTGCACGGAGCCGTGCCCCGCGCAAGGCGCCGAAGGCACCCGACATCATCCCCATGGACATGCACGCCGATGTTTCTCTCGCGTCGTTCGCGGCCGGTAAGGATGCCGGCAGCCAGCACAAGAAGTTTCTCATCGCTGCAGCATGGCTGAAAGAGCATCGTGCAACGAATGCGGTTGGTGCCGCGCACATCTACACGTGCTTCCGCTCCATGGAGTGGTCGGCAAATATCCCGGACTTCTGGCAGCCGCTTCGCGACTTAAAGGCGAAGAAGTATTTCGTGAAAAACGATACCGGTGATTACGAAATCAATCACATCGGTCTGGATTATGTGAAGAAGTTGGGTGGCAATGGAGCTGCGTGACCTGGTCAGCCAGGTTAGCGGTTTCGACCAGCTTCAGCCCCGCGACAGGATAAAGCTGTTCGCCTGGTTTCTTCACACGTACCGTAATCGAGAAACTTTCGATAACGCCGCCGTCCGGGCGTGCTTTAGCGAGCTGCATCTGGTTGACCCTCCGGTGTCTAAGTATTTGCCGCGCATGGTGGACTATAAGGATTTGATGCGGGTTCAAGGCAACTTCAAATTAGAGCGCGCCGTCCGCGTCGAATTGGATAAGCGTTACGGAGTTCATCAGAGTATTATCCAGGTGAGTAACATTCTCGCAGCCCTCCCCGCTCAGATTCCAAACGTCGCGGAGCGCACGTTCTTGGACGAAGCACTGAAGTGCTACAAGGTCGAAGCGTACCGGGCCTGTATCGTGATGACCTGGAATCTCGCCTACGCACATTTGCTCGATTGGATTTTGAAGGACCAGGACAGGCTCGATAAATTCAACGCCGCTATTTCAAAGCGGTACCAAAAGATGACGAGTTTAAAGATTACGAAGTACGATGAGTTCCTAGATGAGCTGAAGGAATCTCAGGTAATTGAAATTTGCAACACCGCTGGCCTATACAACTCCAACGTTTTCAAGATTTTGAAGGAAAAATTGGACAAGCGGAACATCGCCGCACATCCTTCGGCCGTCGTTGTCGTCCAATCACAAGCGGATGATGTGGTCACGGACCTCGTGAATAACGTAGTTTTAGCGCTCGTTTAATTCCGTAGAAGCGATTCAGCTAAAGGGAAAACGGCCATGCTTCGCGTTGCTCTACTCATCGCCGCCTCTCTCGCGACCGCGACATGGGCGGAGGCAGAAACGATCAACGTCAAATATTACGGCTCGCTCGACCTGAAGACCTTTGCCTGTACCGACATCACCAGGAGCAGCTTCATCAACCGCGCCTGTTACGACAAGGCGCAGCAGTTCATGGTCGTCCAGCTTCAATCGACCTATTATCCCTACTGCGAGATGCCGGCGAACGTGTACGATGCGTTTCTGGCTGCTGACTCCATGGGCAGATTTTATAACGCCAGCATCAAGGGCTCAGGCAAGGACGGCCCGTACGATTGCCGGACGCATCGCGCACCCAAATACTAAACGGCGGGCAGATTGTCCGAGAAGAAGCAGCTCAACCTCAAGCTCATCAAGGGTGGCGTGGATGAACCCACGCCTCCTCCATCCCCGCCGAAGCCGATGGGCTATTTGGGCTGGGCGGGCTTGTGGATCGCTTCGCTGACCTTGTGGGTGTTGCTAGGCTACTGGATGTGGATGGCGGTGACCCATCGCTAATCCACGTGCGACCGTGCCGGCGCGGCCTCTGTGAACACCGGCTTGATGATCCCCTCGTTCACCCGCATGTGCCCGTGGGCTTTCTGTGCCGCGACGAAGATATCTTTCCTCCGCTTCATCTCTGAGAAATAGACTGTGGCCTTCTTCTCGAAGTCGTCGGGGATCTTGCGGTTCAGCCAAGCTTGACCAATCAGCCAGCCGTAACTCTTGCTAAGCGCCCAGCTCTCGTTCAGCCCGCAGATGTGGTTGAAGGCGTGGACGTAGGTGAACGGGAAGGCCTCAGCAGGTGGCCGCATCGTCATGATGCTGCGGTAAAACAGCTCAGCCTGCCGTTGGGCCTCTTTCACGTTCTCCGGGCGATCGTCACGGGCCTCAGCCTCCTCCTGCTTGCAGAAAGAAGCTTTAAGAAGCTCGATGATCTGCCCCTCTTCCGGCCAGCGCGCATATTTCGCGGTTGCGAAATAGGACAGCGCCGCAGCTTTAATATCGGCCTTGGCGTATCTGCCAACCGAGTAGCACCAGGTCTTCTTGATCAGCTCCAGGTTCTGCCCGGGTTTCAGCTCGTAGGCGCCGTACCGTTCAGCCAGCAGCTTGAACAGGGTTTCGATTTTCTCCATTGGGGTGTCGCTCACATCGGTATCTCCATGTCGGTTATCGGTTTGGATTCAACAGGCGTCATCAGTTGACCGGGATCATCCTCCCACCGGCGTTGATTGAGGAAGGTGGTCGGATGCGGGATGAACTGCCCGCCGTCACGAACCCACTGACGGCAATCCTTCCAAGACGGTAGCGAGGCGATGACGGCAACCTGCTCGGTCAGTTTCAGACGACGCCATGCCGAATGGGCTTTCGGTTTCCCGACCTTGTTCGGGTACATCGACCAGAATGCTTCGAAGCCGCCCGGCTCCCCCTTGGGGGTTAGGGGGATTGTTTGTTTAGTATCTGGTTTATCATCTGTAATAGTTTGGCCCTTTCGACCGAACTTAGTTTGGTCTTTTGGGCCAAACGCTTCGGCCCTTTCGGCCAAACGGTACCAGTAGGTACGGTTCACGTTTCCACCGCTGAAGTTGCCACGCACGATAAGTCCGGCTTGAACCAGGGCCTCAATCGCATTCCTGATTTGCTTTTCACCCATGTAGGCGAATTGCTCGACCCAAGCAGCGCGGCTGTTGTACGTCCACACGTAGCCTTCACGGACGTTCAGACCGTTCGCAGTGTTGTGCTTAATCCAATGCTGAATGTTGGAAAAGATAATTGCCGCCTCAACGCCGCACTCCTCAGCAATTTCGGTCTGAAAGGAGTGGATCACGACACCACCCCCTCAAATAACTTGCTGTCATAGAGCCCGAACAGGGGCAATAGGCCATGAGCATCGGCCCAGTCTTGCAAATCTCTGACGGGGCGCTTGAGGTTGTGTGCTATCTGACCAATTTTTTTGAAACGATTGGTGCGTGGCAAATTGCGATTATAGCGAGGGCGCGCGCGATAAATTTCACAGGCCTCAGCCTCGTTTAGCTCTTCATTGGTTGAATCAGGAAGTGACAGGAAATCAAATTTGAAAAATTCCTTCTTGCCTTCACAGTCATGGAAACACACGCGCGTTGTGACACAGTTTCCTTGCCCGACATAAACGATAAAGTCTTCGTCTGTTTGATGATTGTGGCCATAAAGGCGATAGAGCCCTCGCCCTAAACTAACTTCGCCGACCCATTTGAGATTGCTGAATGATGACGCATCCATGCACCTTCTTTCTGTTGTTTGACGATGCACCGCAGAAAACGTCGGGCCGATAAGGATGCATTCTCACCGGCCTTAGCTACAAGCTGACGCGTTTTTGAGTATACAGCAACAAAGTTTGCTCAGTTTCTGCGCGGTGACCGATACGCAGCCCGTATCGCTTCCTGTACCTTTTCGCCAATCGCGTAGGAGCGATCGATAACTCTTAGGTGATCTTTTTCCCGAAACTTCCAATCTATTTCGATAGCTGCCACCAAATGCGCCCATAAGACATCGACAGCACGCGCCTGGTCGAACTCAATCAGGTATCTATCGGTAGCCTCACGGCAGTTCGGGCGCATCTTTCCACCCGGTGCGAGGGGAATGCAGGCGGCATACGCATCTGCAAGTTTATCCAAGTCTTTAGCTGGCAAGCCGCCGATATCGCGGACAGACTCAGTCAGGCGCTTTTCATCGCTGATTATGTCTAGAAGGCTTTGAGCGCTCGCACTCCCCATCCCGATCATCAAACCAAAAACCGACATCAAGGCGTACTGCCGAAACCTAATCATAAATCCCCCCAAGCCCTGTGCTGAGCTGCAATAAATCACAAAATCAGGTGCAGTATACAACTTCCTGAATCATGCTGATGCCTCCACTCACAGCGAGACATCATCATGCTTCAGAAAATCAGCTTTGCGCTGGTCAACGACCGCGCGCGCTATACTCACTTCATCGAGCAGGACGGCTCAATCATCGCCCTCTGCCCGATCGAAATTATCCCGGAGGTTCGTGTTGGCGTGGTTTGCCCGCAGGATTTTCCATCGGACGAGCAACGTCTCAGCATCGTTCACCTGGCTCAGCTTGCCACCGGCTACGATCCGACAGTGTCCATCGAGTTCGGGCAAGGGACATCGCCCTTCCCGCCGATCGTGCCGAGTAACCACCCGCTGGCCGAGATGGCTGCGCAACACTGACAAATCCGCCTCTCACATGGGAGGCGGATTTTTTTCAGCTCGTGCCTTGCGCGCGCCCTTTTTCGTCCCCATTCTCAGGGAGCAGAAAGAATACCGCCCTCACAGGCGCCCGACTGCATGACTGCCCGAGCTGGGCACCCTCCCACAGCGCGAGTGCGCTGCCGGTTTCACGCTTGATCCCGGTCATTTTTGTTTTGTTCGAACCCGAATAGGCGTCGTGGGACGGGCCTGTCGGAGTCAACTCTCGGAAACGAGGGATGGCTCCGATGTAAACACATCGGGCCATTTCTCAGATCCGAGCCGAAACCCGGCAGGAATGAGCGATGAAAGAAGATCCTTTAGCTATCCTAATCCAAGCGGCTTTTAAGATAACCGCGCTAAGTGGCACGGCGGCGCTTTGCATTTCCTTGTTTGCACCCGAACCTTGCCCGAGCTTATTGCAGCGCGTCTTTGACGCTTGTCTGACAGTCTTCACGATCGGAGCAATGGGCACAGTCACCTTGTATCGCAACAGACCGCGCGAGGATGCGTAGTCATGTGCGATACCGCTCAATTTCCTCGCCCGCCTCCTTGAGCTTTCGCAGCCAGGATGCCATCGCGCCGACGCCGCTCCATACCTCACCGTTTGGACCGCGGTACTTTGGCATGCGTTCAGGCTTCTTCTTGCCCTCGCCCGGCTTGAACCCGAGCGCGCGGATCTGCGATTCCAGCTCTTGCCGCCTTGCATCCTTCGCTGCGTTGAATTCCGCGGTGATACGCAGGTAAGCCTCACTCATCGCATCGAGCGAGAGCGCCTTAAAGTCGCTCACGATTTTAGACATGCCCTGCTACCTCCGTGAAGGCAGCCTATGCTTTGTGTTCCGCCATTCAACGGCGATAACAGGGCATGTGGGGTTAATCGAGCCTTATGCGGACACGAGTTTTGCAGGACGTGGCGGCATCGTAGAACGCAACCTTAATGTTTGCCTGAATGTTTAGCATGTCACTGAGGCCGAGCTTATTCAGTTCCCTGTTCGCTGCCGTTATGTCGTTGGAATAGGCTAGCTCTGCTACCTTTATCGCCGTGGGGTTCAGGGATGAATAAATGACCTTAGAGGCACAAGAACATTGTGTGGCATTGCCTTCCCCCTTCTGCCTGCAAAAATCTTCAATCGCGGTTTCAGCAAAACAGACGCTTGGGAAAACCATAGCTGCGGCAATCACGCTCATTTTCAAATTCATAAAAGGCTCCAAAATATATAGTTAGCAATCCGGCATAGGTGAAACATCGGAGAGTTATTTGCAAGAGTCCGGGCAATAAAAATGCCCCCGAAGGGGCTGGCTGACAGAACAGCTAGGCTTAGCGGGTTCTTGCCAGCCGAGCAGCGGCGCCACTCGCTACATGCTGGCAACAGAGCTATTCCCTTTCAGAGGCTTGGTGCGTTCCCTGCTTTCGCAGACCGCTCCAGTTGCGCGTAAATGGCGCTGGGTGCGGGGCCTTTTCAGGTTTTTTCCGTCAGGCGCCACTCTAGAAATGGCACAACACGTACTTCCACAACCAGCCATAAGAGACTCTCACTTGATTTTGAACCAGTCCAGCTTTTTCCCGCTGGCCTTCATTTCCTCGCGGAGCCATCGAGGGTGAGAACCCCTGCCAGCCCAAAACAGCTTCTTGTCCTTGCGGCTTTGATATTGAGGCCTGGCCTTGGCCCTTTCACGCTTCGCGGCTGGTAAAGCGGCTTTGGCAAACGCCTTCACGCTAGTGCTGCGTTTTTCGGCATCAATCACTTTCAGCAGTTCGTCTTTCAAATAAGATTGGCGCTGGAGAAGTGAGAGGTCAAAGTGGTTGGCCAGTTCGAGCAGCAGTTTGGCTTGGGCATCAATTTCAAGGGCGTTGAATTGTCTGATGATGTTGGGGTGATTGGACACAATCTTGCGGGGCTTTTTCAT